CACTGGCAAATATGGGCGTCTTCTTGGGTGGCTTTACATTGGGGACGCAGATGTGTCCCTCAACGAGCAAATGATCACTGAAGGTTATGCTCATGCCTATGATGGTGGCACCAAGGATATGAACCTTGAAGCACTTAAAGAGATCAGGAGAGAACATGGAACTCTTGTAGAATAAATAAAATGGAACCCTTATCTGAAGAAGATTGGTCCTGTGAATTTAGAATGGATATAACTGGCACACGATTACTTTATAGTCATGTTTGCTATGCAATTGAAACCTGGCCAGGGTCTCCTAGGAGACCTACTGAAGAGCAAGTATATTTGTTAGACTTAAGAACTAAATTGTTTACAATGATAATCGATTATAATTATAATTATGGCAGCATCGAGTGAGTATCTAGGTAATCCCAATCTAAAAAAAGCAAACGTCAGTCAGGAGTTTACTCCTGATCATGTTCAAGAGATCATCAAATGCTCTGAAGATCCAGTATATTTTATCAAAGAGTATATCAAAATCGTTTCTCTTGATAAAGGTTTGATTCCTTTTGACATGTATCATTTCCAAGAGGAGATGGTGCAAAAATTTCATGCCGAACGATTTAATATTGCAAAACTACCACGGCAGTCAGGTAAGTCTACCATCGTTACCTCATACCTGCTGTGGTATGTACTGTTTAATGATAATGTGAATGTGGCGATCCTTGCTAACAAAGCAGCGACTGCTCGTGAGATGCTACAACGCCTACAATTAAGTTATGAAAACCTCCCCAAATGGCTCCAGCAAGGTATCCTCCAATGGAACAGGGGCAGTCTGGAACTGGAGAATGGCAGTAAAATCATGGCTGCCTCTACTTCCGCTAGTGCCGTTCGGGGTATGTCTTTTAATGTCATATTTCTGGACGAGTTCGCGTTTATTCCGAACCACATTGCTGATCAGTTCTTTTCATCTGTCTATCCTACTATATCTTCTGGTAAAAGCACAAAGGTAATCATCATCTCCACACCACACGGGATGAATATGTTCTATAAACTCTGGCATGATGCAGAGAAGGGCAAGAATGAATACATTCCCACTGAGGTGCATTGGTCAGAAGTTCCAGGAAGAGATGATGTTTGGAAAGAACAAACTATTAAGAACACATCGGAGCAGCAGTTTCGAGTTGAGTTTGAATGTGAGTTCCTAGGATCTGTTGATACGTTAATTGCTCCTAGCAAATTGAGAATCATGCCATATCATGATCCAGTTATGATTAACAAAGGATTGGCAATTTATCATAAGGTAGAACCTGAACATAATTATATCATGACTGTTGACGTTGCTAGAGGTTTATCTAATGATTACAGCGCATTTATGGTTATAGACACGACAACAGTACCATACAAACTAGTTGCTAGATATAGAAACAACGAAATCAAACCAATCATATTCCCAAATATTATTATAGACGTTGCAAGAAATTATAATAACGCATTTGTACTATGCGAAGTTAATGATATTGGAGGTCAAGTAGCAGATATCATTCAGTTTGATTTAGAGTATGACAATCTACTGATGGCAGCAATGCGTGGTCGTGCTGGACAACAACTCGGTCAAGGTTTTTCTGGCAAGAAAACGCAACTGGGTGTCAAGATGTCAAGTGCTGTTAAGCAGGTTGGATGTTCTAACCTCAAAGCATTGATTGAAGAAGATAAGTTAGTGGTAGAAGACTATGAAACTATTGCCGAACTAACTACTTTTATTGTTAAAGGTCAATCGTTTTCTGCAGAAGAAGGTTGTAACGATGACCTTGCTATGTGTTTAGTAATTTTTGGGTGGATGGCATTGCAACCATACTTCAAAGAAATGAATGATAATGATGTTCGTGCTCGTATCTATGCAGACCAAAGAGATCAAATAGAACAAGATATGTCTCCATTTGGATTTATCAGTGATGGTATGGAAGATGAATACTTTGCAGATGCTCAGGGTGACGTGTGGCAGGTTGCGGAATATGGAGATAAATCCTATATGTGGGAGTTCAGGTAAGGTTTCAAAAATATAAATAATCTTAGACAACCGACATCGGAACATCTTTAGGAGTATAAATCAATGGCAGTTAATCAACAATCGCCAGGTGTAGTATTTCAGGAAAGGGACCTAACCTCTGTAACACAGGTATCTTCTCCTAATACTGCCCTTGTCGCGGGACCTTTTGATAAAGGACCTGTAGAAGAAATGGTAACCATCTCAAACGAGCGTCAACTCGTTAACATTTTTGGTGAACCAAATGAGTATAATTATGAGTACTGGTTCACAGCATCACAATTCCTCGATTACGGCGGAATTCTGAAGACAGTTCGTCTCGATGACGACGCACTGAAGAATGCTGTAGACAAAGGTAGTGCAATCAAAATCAAGAATTTTGATGACTACGAAACAAATTTTGAAGCATCGAATAACACATTCGACTGGGCTGCTCGCGAACCTGGCGCTCTGGGCAATTCAATCGGAATCTTTGTAACCGATGCTGGTCCCGATCAAGTTGCTACTATTGATGCTCCTGGTTCAGGTAACGAGCACGAGTTTGTTGCTGATGCAGCAGTAACTGGCGCATCTGGTGCTGCTGGTAAAGTCTTTAACTACAGCATCGTTCTTACACTCACAGGTGTTGTTGGTACTTTTGCTGCAGGCGCAACTACTACAATTTCAATCTCTGGTTCTGATGAAACTGTAACCGTTCTTGGTTTTGATGCTGCTAACAAGAAAGTTGAACTTGCTCTTCCTGCTGGTGGTGTTACTGGTATCATTTCAGATGCTCAGGTAATTACCCAAGGTGCTAATAGTGGCACTATTGCTACTGCTGGCATTCAGCGTAAACTTTATATTATCCTCGATAAGGATTCGGGTAGTTTCCTTACTACCGATGCTCCTGCAGATACTAATAGCACTGCTACCGCAATTTCTGCTATCACTGATGAGTATAACGAGCGTGAGTATCTCCCTGGTGTTAAGTGGATCCAAGCAGCTCCACGCCCTGGCACATCTTCCTGGGCAGCAAACTCTGGTGGTTATCGTGACGAAATCAACATCGTCGTTACTGACGTTGATGGTAAGATCACTGGTACAGTTGGTCAAGTTCTTGAGCGTTTTGTTGGTCTTTCTAAGGCATCGGATGCTAGAACACCCGTTGGCGAAAGCAACTACTATCCTCAAGTCTTGAAGATGCGTTCTAAATACATCTTCTGGGGTGAGCATGAGGATGATGCTGGTCTCCACGCTCCTAGTGGAACTGCTAGCGATGGACAATGGGGTCTTGCAGGAAGTACCAACTTCAACGTAGTTCGTTCTACAGCAGGTTCGGTTTCACATCCTAGTGGTGCTTCAGTATTTGGTACTAAGAATGGTGCTACGTTGTACTACCGTCTTGGTTCTGGTGTTGACTACAGTGTATCTGGTCTTGACTACAGTGTAACCGCAGGTAAGATTGCTAGTGCATACGAACTGGCAGATGATCCTGAAGATATCTTGATAGACTTCATTCTAACTGGTCCTTCTGGTGCATCTGATGATGCTGCAATTGCTAAGATCACTGCTCTGGTAGCACTGGCAGAAGAGAGAATGGATGCAATCGTATTTGCTTCTCCTCGCCGTGGTTCTGTTGTTGGTATTCCTACCAAGGCAGCGCAAACAGCAAACATCATCGACTTTGCAAACAAACTGCCTTCTAGTTCCTACATGGTTCTGGATTCTGGTTACAAGTACATCTATGATCGCTACAACGATAAGTATCGTTTCGTTCCTGTCAATGGAGACATTGCTGGTATCTGTCTTGAGTGTACTGAAGATTCAGAAAGTTGGTTCTCTCCTGCTGGTTTGAATCGCGGTGTTCTGAGAAACGTTGTTCGTCTCTCATATTCTCCTAATCGTACTCAGCGTGACCAACTCTATAATGCTCGCGTTAATCCTATCGTAGCATTCCCTGGTCAAGGTGCTGTATTGTTCGGTGACAAAACTGCATTGGGTCGTCCTTCTGCATTCGATCGTATCAACGTTCGCCGTTTGTTCATTCAACTTGAGCGCGTTATCAGTAACGCTGCTAAGACTCAACTCTTTGAGCAGAATGATGAGCAACAGCGTCAACTGTTTATCAACCTGATCGAACCATATCTTCGCGACGTTCAAGGTCGTAGAGGTATTCAGGACTTCACTGTCAAGTGTGATGATGACAACAATCCACCCGACTCAGTTGATCGTGGAGAGTTCTATGCAGAAATCTTTGTACAACCGACTCGCGCAATCAACTTCATCTCCCTAACCTTCGTTGCTACCCGTCAAGGTATCGCGTTTGAAGAGTTAGTTTAATTTAACTAACATAACTAAGAGACCCTACGGGGTCTCTTTTTTTGTCTGAAAAAATGAATAAGTCTAAATATTAGTTGACGGAGACAATTACTTACTATCATGCCAGATAAGACACCTAAAACTAGCTCACCAGCAGTAGCTAGAAGCACTATCAGCGACTTTATGTCGAACGTAAAGAGAGACTTTGCGCGTCCAAATATGTTCCAGGTGAACCTCTCGTTCCCTGCATTCTTCAGCAATAGAGCTGATTTGACAAACATGGGTAGGTTCACAGTTCGTGCAGCGAATCTTCCTTCTTCACAGATTGGTGTTGTTGAAGTTCCATTTCGTGGTCGTCAGTTGAAAATTGCTGGTGACAGAACTTATGAACCATGGACTATTACTGTCATGAACGATCAGGGATTCGTCCTGCGTTCTGCGTTTGAAGCATGGGCACAGGCAATTCAAGCATATGGTGAGAACTACACCTCTGCTGCTGGTCTCGATTCTACTAACACTGCTGGTTACTTTGCAGACATGCAAGTATACCAACTGTCTCGCGATATGCGCGATAAGGTAAAAGGAGACAGAGATGGCGATGGTGCTGTTGACCTGAGAGATAATGGCAGAGCGAAGAGATATAGAACTAAGACCCCTGAAGTTCTGAGAGCATATCAGTTCTATGATATCTTCCCAACCAATATCTCTGGTATTGATTTGGACTTCGGAAACAATGATGCTGTTGAAGAGTTTACAGTTGAGTTCCAGGTTCAATACTGGACCCCAATCAACTATAAGCAATACAAGCAGATCGGTGACGACCAGGTTCGCATTAGTTGATAAATAGAACAGGACTAATTAATTTATAAGATAATGTCGAATCAGCTCTTCGGTTTTTCGCTGGAAAGAGCAAAGAAGGTCCCTAAGGGGCCTTCTTTTGTTCAGAAAGATAGTATGGATGGTTCGCAACCAATTGCTGGTGGCGGATACTACGGATATTCTGTCGATTTTGACGGAACCCTTCGTAATGAATACGAACTAATCACTCGTTATAGAGAGATGGTTCTACAACCCGAATGTGATAGTGCGGTTGATGATATCGTCAACGAAACAATTTGTGGTAATTTTGATGACGTTCCTATTGAGGTTGAACTTTCCAATCTCAAAGAGTCTGATAAAATTAAAAAACTTATTAGAGAGGAGTTTTCAGAAATTCTTCGCTTACTTGATTTTGAAAATAGATCATACGAAATCTTCCGTCGATGGTATGTTGATGGAAGATTGTTTTATCATAAAGTAATTGACCCTGCAAATCCTCGTCAAGGTCTTACAGAACTTCGTTATATCGATCCTCGTAAAATTCGCAAGGTCACTGAGTACGAATCAAAGCGTCCAGAGGAACTGCGAGGTGTAGATCTAAATACACAACTGACTAGGAAGAGTGCAGAGTATTTTCTATACAATCCAAAAGGTCTAAAGAACTCTACGAATCAGGGCATGAAAATTGCACCAGATTCTGTGACCTATTGTCATTCAGGTATCCAAGACCTGAACAAAAACATGACACTCAGTCATTTACATAAGGCAATCAAAGCAGTTAATCAACTGCGAATGATCGAAGATTCTCTGGTCATTTACCGTTTAAGTAGAGCACCAGAACGTAGAATTTTCTACATCGATGTTGGCAATTTACCTAAGAACAAAGCAGAACAATATCTGCGCGAGGTGATGAATAGATATCGTAACAAGATGGTTTACGATTCGAGCACTGGCGAGATCAAAGACGATAAGAAGTTTATGTCTATGATGGAAGACTTCTGGTTACCTCGCCGTGAAGGTGGTCGTGGTACAGAAATCTCCACACTTCCTGGTGGTCAGAACCTTGGAGAACTTGAAGACGTAAAGTATTTCCAGAAGAAACTTTATAAGGCACTCAATGTTCCTTCCTCTCGTTTAGAAACAGAAACGACTTTTAACATTGGTCGTGCTGCTGAAATTACTCGCGATGAGGTTAAGTTCCAGAAGTTTATCGCTCGTCTTCGCAAACGTTTCTCCGAACTATTCACCGACCTACTCAAAACTCAACTCATTCTCAAAGGAATCTGCTCCATTGAAGAATGGGAAGATATGAAGGAGCATGTCCAATTTGATTATATTGCGGATAACTACTTTACAGAACTTAAAGAAATTGAGATCCGTAATGAGAGAATGAATCAAGTCAATCTTATGGATCCTTATGTCGGAAAGTATTTCTCTGTAGACTTTATTCGCCGTCAAGTTCTCAAGCAAACTGAGCAGGAGATCAAGGAAATTGACAAGCAAATTAAATCTGAAATGGAATCAGGTGTTATTGTTGATCCTATGGCAGAAATGGATCCATCTATGGCTGCTGGCGGTGAAGGTGGAATGCCAGCACCAGGAGCAGCATCTGCCCCAGATCCCCAATCTGAGGTGAATGGCGCGGATCAAAAACGAGCAGAATTCTAAATAACTAAATAATATACATGTAGGAACACATTATGCCTAGTGATATTGCCCAACAAATTGTGAAGCAAATCTTTGGAGATGAAAAAGCGAAAGCAATTGACTCTGTAACTGATGCGCTAAATACTGCAGCATACGATGCACTTCAGCAACGTAAACTGGACTTCGCTCAGAGTATGGGATTTGAATTGGATCAAACTGCACAACCTGCAGTAGACGAAATTGAAGTTCCAGATGGCACTGAAACCGAACCTGAAAAGGCAGAAGTTGATGAACGCCAACCTCACGAACCTCCTGCTGATGAACAACCCGAAGAACAACCTGAGGAACAAACCGATGAGACTGATAGCTGAAGAAATTACAACCGTCGATTTTCTTGTAGAAGAGAACGAAGGTAAAAAGAATTACTTCATTGAAGGCGTCTTTCTGCAGGCGGAAATTAAAAACCGCAATAACAGGATGTATCCTCAGAAAACTTTAGCACGCGAAGTTGCTAAATACGATGAGAACTATATTCAAAAGGGACGTGCTCTTGGAGAATTAGGCCATCCTGATGGACCTTCTATCAATCTCGATCGCGTTTCTCATAAAATTCTTTCTCTTAGGGAAGACGGGAATAACTTTATCGGTAAGGCAAAGTTACTTGAAACTCCTATGGGCAAGATTGCAAAAGACCTCTTAAGTGAGGGAGTACGTTTGGGTGTTTCATCTAGAGGTATGGGTTCTATCCGCAAGGAAGAGAACTGTAATGTTGTTATGGATGATTTCATGCTTGCAACCGCTGCTGATATTGTCGCTGATCCCTCAGCACCTGATGCATTCGTTAATGGAATTATGGAAGGTAAAGAGTGGGTTTGGGATAATGGTATTCTCAAGGAGTCTGCGGTTGCTCAAATTAAAACTGAAATCGATAGTGCAACTTTGATCAATTTGCAAGAGCGCAAAATTTCCGCGTTCAGCAAGTTTTTACAGAGTCTTTAATTTATAAATAAACATAGACAACGCTAATGCATAACGGAGAAAACCAAATGTCTGAGTCCCTCGACAAAGATCTAGATAACATGGAAGATGTGACCGAAGGATCTAACGCTGTCACCAAAGACGCAAAACCTGGTGAGAAAATTGACACCTCTAAAGGTGGTGCTAAGAAAGTAGTAGACGTTACTACTGATTCTATGGAAGGTGCCAAAGGTACTAAAAATGCTGGTTCTTCAGCATCTGGTTCCGTAGGTAAAGCACCCGTCCCTAGCACAAAACCTTCTGATGCATCTGCCAAGATGGAGGAAACCGAAGATGGCGAAGAGACGATCACTGAAACCCAGTACGACTTTACTGAGGATGTTAACGCTCTTGTCGCTGGTGAAGAACTCTCAGAAGAGTTCCGAGCAAAAGCAGCAACAATCTTTGAAGCAGCAGTAACCTCTAAGGTAAATGCTGAAGTCACGGCGTTGCAAGAAGCATTTGAATCTACACTGACTGAAGAAGTCGAAAAGATTCAAACAGAATTGGCTGAGAAAGTAGACGACTACCTGTCGTATGCTGCTGAGAACTGGATGAAGGAAAATTCTCTCCAGATCGAGCATGGCATTCAGACTGAAATGGCAGAGTCTTTCTTTAGCGGCCTAAAGAATCTCTTCATGGAACATAACTTTACGGTTCCCGAAGAGAAGTTCAACCTGTTAGATGGAATGACAGGAGAACTTGATGAGATGGAAGCTAAACTCAACGAGCAAATCGACACCAATGTTACTTTAAACAAGAGAATTGGTGAATTTGTCAAAATGGAAATTGTGAACGAATGTGCCGCTGGTCTCGCTGAGACCCAGAAGGAGAAGCTTGCTTCTCTGGCAGAGGGTGTTGAGTTTGAAACTGAAGAAGATTTTCAAAAGAAAATCGAAACGATTAAGGAATCCTATTTCACCCGTAAGGCTGAGGTTGCAATTGCAACTGACCCCACAGAAGAAACTTCGGAACCCCTTGTCGAATCCACCACGGGCAGCACAATGTCGAAGTACGTTGATGCAATCGCTCGCTGGTCCAAATAATTGTTAACTTATCTACTTTTTTAATCGGAAATTAAAATGTCTATCAAACAACTCCAAGAAAAGTGGGCACCCGTTCTTAATCACGACGCTCTCCCCGAGATCTCTGATACTTATAAGAAAGGTGTTGTCGCACAACTCCTAGAAAACCAAGAAATCGCTCAAGCAGAAGAGGGTCAGATCCTGACCGAAACTCTTCAAACAACTGGCTACACTGGTGGCGCTACAGCAACTGGTCCTGTTGCAGGTTTCGACCCTGTACTGATCAGCTTGATCCGTCGCTCCATGCCTCAACTGATCGCCTATGACATCGCAGGCGTTCAACCGATGACTGGTCCTACTGGACTGATCTTCGCAATGCGTACTAACTACGGTGCTGAGAGAGATCCTAACGCCTCTGGTTACGACGAAGCATTCTTCAACGAGCCTAACGCTGGTTTCTCTGGCGGTCCTGGTGCATACGATCCTGGCGCTTCTGACGGCACCAACGACGCTCAAGGCAACAACCCCGCAGTTCTCAATGATGGTTCCCCTGGAACCTATGAGCAGACTGGCGATGCTGCTGGCATGTCCACAGCAACCGTTGAGGGTCTTGATGACGCTGCTTCTAACACGGCATTCCGTGAGATGGGTTTCTCGATCGAGAAAGTCACTGTAACAGCGAAAGCACGCGCCCTGAAGGCCGAGTACAGCATCGAGCTGGCTCAAGACCTCAAGGCAATCCATGGTTTGGATGCAGAGACTGAACTGAGCAACATCCTCAGCACAGAAATCCTTGCTGAAATCAACCGCGAAGTCGTTCGTACCGTATACACAAACGCTGTTGCTGGTGCTCAGAACAATACCGCTAACGCTGGTATCTTTGACCTCGATGTTGACTCCAACGGTCGTTGGTCTGTTGAGAAGTTCAAAGGTCTTCTGTTCCAAATCGAGCGCGATGCTAACGCTATCGGTCAGCAAACTCGTCGTGGGAAGGGCAACATCCTGATCTGCTCTGCAGACGTTGTTTCTGCTCTTGGCATGGCAGGCGTTCTTGACTATGCTCCTGCTCTTGCTGCTAACAACGGTCTCGTCCCCGATGACACCTCTAGCACACTCGTAGGTACTCTGAACGGTCGCATCAAGGTCTACGTCGATCCTTACTCCTCCAACGTTGCTGACAAGCACTTCTACGTTGCTGGTTATAAGGGTACTTCACCTTATGACGCTGGTCTGTTCTATTGCCCATATGTACCTCTCCAGCAGGTTCGTGCAATTAACCCTAACACCTTCCAGCCCAAGATCGGTTTCAAGACTCGCTACGGCATGGTCTCGAACCCCTTCGCACAAGGTCTGACTCAAGGTTCAGGCGCTCTGACTGTAAATAGCAACCGCTACTACCGTCGTGTACAGGTCGCCAACCTTATGTGAGTCATTAGGACACACAACTACTGGACCCTTCGGGGTCCTTTTTTTATGCCTAGGTATAAATTAGTAGGCAATAATATTCGTTGCATAATGTCAGAATATGCTGACAGAACAACATAGATAGTATAGAATTACGAGGTGAACAGATGAACCCAAATTTGAACTACATCATGAATCGCAGTTACACACAGAAAAACTATGAACAACATCACTTCTAGAAATCAATTGTACGAATGGACTCACTTTGAAGATTCCACAGAACTAGAAAAAATAAACGATTACTACGAATGTCTAATTGAATGCACCGATACACACCAAGCATCATGTAAAAGAATCTGTAAAGAGGTGCTTATGTAGATCACATACATAATACTACCGTGTGAAGGAAGTGATCGAGGGTATTCGTACCCTCTTTTTTTGTGCCTAAATAAATTTAGAGATGATGAACCTATGTTGACAGACTATCGTTTTGAAGATTTTATCGGTATCTTTGATACTGAATATGATACAGGCGACATGATTGAGTATTGGAAGTATCAGGATAAATGTGGTTCTACCTTTAGAAGGAGAGGATCATTTGGAGGCAATAAAAGAGATCCATTAGCAAGACAGGACACCTGTCTCGCAACAGAAGATTTCATTCTAGATCATAACTGCGGTTTCCAATATATGCAGGCATACAATGAAGTTGTTGGCACATGCTTAGAAAAATACGTTGATAAGTATGAAGAACTACTGAGGTATAGATATCAGCAAGTATATCTAAACATCCAAAGGACAAAACCATCTGAAGGATTTCATGCATGGCATTCTGAAGATGGTAGTTTAGGTGCTAACCGTCGTATTCTTGCAACTATGATGTATCTAAACGATGTCAATGACGGTGGTGAAACAGAATTTTTATATCAATCCAGAAGATTTAAACCAGTTAAGGGACAAGTGTTAATTTGGCCAGCGGGGTTCACTCACGTTCATAGAGGCAATCCGCCATTGTCTGGAGAAAAATTCATTGCTACATCATGGTTAGAAAATATCAACGCATAACATGGCAAACACCTGGTATCAAGAACAATTAATAAACAAAAACTATCTGTCACCTATTGGGTTTGTTTTTCTTTTAGATAAAGCACCCAAGACATCTTTCTTGTGTCAGAAAGCAATCATCCCAGATATGACATTAGGGACAGCAGATATTCCAACAGCAGGTTTCGCTCGTATAGGCATAGAGGGAAACATTGTTTACGGTGAATTAAATTTAGAATTTATTGTAGATGAAGATCTTAAGAACTATCTAGAAATTCATAACTGGATGAGAGCTCTGGGAACACCTGCGACTTACGATGAGCGATCAGAATGGGAGAGTGGTTTTGATAAGTATGATGATAATAGTAAAAAATATTCTGATGGCACTCTACAAGTTCTCAACAACAATAACCGTTTAAATTTTAATGTGGTTTTTGAGGAGATGTTCCCAGTAGGGTTATCAACTCTTAATTTTGATGTAACAAATTCGGATAACGAATACTTTACAGCAAGCGTCACATTTAGGTATGCATTGTACGAGATACGAACCAAATTAAACAAACGCATCTCCACGACAGAATGAAACCCGAATGGCAACGTCGTGCATTAGGAGACCCAAATTTGTCAGAAAGTCAAGCTCGTGTTATAATGGAAGGACCACAGTCCCTAGCAGAATCATGGATGCTTGGGGCATTACGATTAAAGTATTGGAGTAATGAACTTAGAACAATTACAAGGAATGTGGAGAAGTGATTCTAAACTAGATGATGACCTTCATGACAATGACTCAATAGCAATCCCTCAACTCCATATGAAGTATATGGAGTTTCATAATACATATTCTCTAATGAAAAAAGATAGGGAACTGGAACTGAAGAGATTGCTGAAAGAAAAATGGTTGTACTACAAAGGTAAAGCACCAGCAGCAATGTATAAAGAGATGCCATTTGATCTCAAACTGACTGCAAAGGATGAGGTTTCGATGTTCATCGAAGCAGACTTGGATGTCCAAAAGGTCCAGTATAAACTGGACTACATAGAACAAGTCCTCTTCTTTTTAGATGGCGTTTTACGGATGATCAACGGCCGTACATATCACATAAAGAACGCTATTGAATGGAAGAGGTTTCAATCTGGTATGTAACCGATGGATCTCGTAATCAAGAAGAAGAATGAAGTATATTTAAAAGTTGAGGCAGAACCAGGATTAAATTATGAACTATCAGATTACTTTTGTTTTGAAGTTGAGTCTGCAAAATTCATGCAGAAGCAACGAAGATGGAAAGGGTGGGATGGAAAAATACGCCTATATTCCCCAGCAACAGGAGAGATATATGTTGGTCTTCTAGACTATCTCCTGGACTGGGCGGATAAAAGAGGGTACAAATATAAAATGCAGGATTGCAAATTTTTTGGGCATCCTATGGCACAGAATGATTTGATCACTCCAGAATCGGTAGTGGGGTTTGTAAAATCTCTGGGTTTACCCCACGGGTTAAAGGTACGAGATTATCAGTATAAAGCAATATACGAAGCATTAAAATACAACAGAAGACTACTGCTGTCCCCCACGGCATCAGGAAAATCATTAATGATTTATTCATTGGTCAGATTCCATACGAATGTTAATAGAAATGTTTTAATCATTGTTCCTACCACGTCTTTGGTGGAGCAGATGTATAAAGATTTTCAAGAATACGGTTGGATGGCGACCGAAAACTGTCACAAAATATACGCGGGGGCAGAGAAATATACGGATCATCAAGTAGTGATTACCACTTGGCAAAGTGTCTATAAGGAACCGCGTAAGTGGTTTGATAGGTTTGATGTAGTCATCGGTGACGAGGCGCACCAATTCAAAGCTAAATCTCTTACCACACTTATGTCTAAACTTCATGAATGTAAGTATAGGATTGGGTTTACAGGAACATTAGATGGTGCCAATGTCAATCAACTTGTATTGGAAGGATTGTTTGGTAGATGCTCACAGGTTACTAGAACTAATCAACTCATGCAAGAAGGATATATTGCTAAGTTGAAAGTAAAGATTGTATTGTTAAAACATGAGGAACAATTATTTGAAGGATACCAAGATGAAATTGGATATCTAATTGAACATGATGGTAGGAATAGATTTATCCGCAACCTAGCAAAAGAACTGGAGGGCAATACTCTCATCCTATTTAACTATGTAGAACGTCATGGAGTGCCTCTTCATGAACTCATAAATAGTTCCACGAACAAACCCGTGCATTTTGTACACGGTGGTGTTGATGTTGATGACCGTGAAAACATTAGATTGCTAACAGAGCAATCTTCCAACTCAATAATTATTGCCTCTTATGGCACCTTCTCAACGGGTATCAATATTAAAAATCTACATAATGTTATTTTTGCCTCTCCTTCAAAGTCCAGAGTACGCAACCTACAATCTATAGGTAGAGTTCTAAGGAAAGGTGAAAACAAATCACAAGCAACATTATATGATATTGCAGATGACATTTCCACTGACAGAGGTAATAACTACACTCTCAATCATTTGATGGAAAGAGTCAAAGTATACAATCAAGAAAAATTTCAATATGAAATCATAGATGTTAAATTAAAAACTTATGATTAGTTACGCAAAACATGACGAAGAGTTTTACGGAATTTTCAAACTTCTTAATGGTGAGGAAATATTAGGTAAAGCAGTATTGACAGATGATGATGGTGAAACTTTATGTTTCATTCAAGATCCTGTAGCAGTGAATTTTATTACTAAAGAAATTGATGAAGGAAAAATTGCAAGGGGAATTGGATTCAGTAAGTGGATGCAATTGTCTGATGAAGAGTTTTTTATTATTCGTGAGAAAGACATCTTGTCTGTCGCATCAATGAGCAAAGAAGTAACGTTGATGTACGAAACATATTTGCTTGATGATATTTCTGATGAAAAAAAAGCAGCAAGTAAATCAGACATCAATAAAACAATTGGTTACCTAGGAAACATTGAATCAGCTAGAAGTATCTTTGAGAAGTTATACCAATCCTGAAACCCCACAGTGTTATTCTAATTGAAATTGACAATTCTGTCAAGTGTGCTATAATAAACACATCGCAAAGGTTATATGCAACCACCTAAAATCAAAAAACAGAAACAACATTATGTGAACAATGATGAGTTTCTCTCTGCTCTTATTGTCTACAGAAAGCAGGTTCGTGCTGCTGCTTTAAAAGAAAATCCTGAGATCACTGATGCAGAATTGAAGCATTGGAAGAGTCCCAATAGACCTCGTGTGGGAAATTATATTGGTAGTTGCTTTCTTAAAATTGCAACACACTTGTCATACAGACCTAATTTCATTAACTACATGTATAAGGATGACATGATTTGTGATGGTATTGAAAACTGTATTCAGTATGTGGATAACTTTGATCCTATGAAGGGGACAAAACCATTTGCTTATTTTACACAGATCGTATACTATGCATTCCTAAGAAGAATTGCCAAAGAGAAACGGCAAATGGATATCAAGGATAAGATTCTAGAGAAATCTGGATACGATGAGATCTTTTCAGTTGACGGCGACGGGCATACCGACTATAATCAGATCAAGACCCGTGTACTCATGCAAGGTCGAACTGCTTCTCGCGCTGACAAGAAATGAAAATCCTCCTGATTACCGACCAACACTTTGGTGTTCGCAACGACAATCAGCATTTTTTAGATCATTACAAGAAATTTTATAGTGAAGTAGTTCTCCCATACATCGACGCACATAACATTAAAGATGTTATTTGTCTGGGTGACACCTTTGACAAGAGACGATCCATTAACTTTATGTCTCTTGAGGCAGCAAAGGACATGTGGTTCACACCTCTCCAAGATAGGGGTGTTACGATGGACATGCTTGTAGGAAACCATGATATTTATTACAAGAATACTTTACGAGTTAACGCCCCAAGTGAGTTACTTGGAGAATACAACAACATCAGAGTACATACTAAACCTACCACTTCTGTGTTTGGTGGTCTCCCTATACTCCTTCTCCCTTGGATTTGCGATGAAAATCGTGCAGAAGTACTTGAAGAAGTAGGAAGTACTGATGCAAAAGTATGCATGGGTCATCTCGAACTTAATGGATTTGAAGCTCATCCTGGTCATGTAATGAACAAGGGTATGGATGTCGCAGTATTTAATAAATTTAAAAAAGTTTTTAGTGGACACTATCACATGAAGTCCACCAAGAAGAACATTTCATATCTCGGTAATCCTTATCAGATCTATTGGAATGACTATGGATGTAAGCGAGGATTTCATGTATTTGATACTGAAACTCTTAAGACAACATTCTATAGAAATCCCTTTGACACTTTTTACAAACTCTACTATAATGGTGGAGTTACTCTTCCCGAAGGAAACGAACTCCAAGGATGCTATGTCAAACTGATCGTTGAGGACAAAGGAGACTATGCAAAGTTTGACTACGCAGTTAAGCAATTGCAAGATATGTCTCTGGGAGATCTCAAGATCATTGAAGATCTTAGTCTTGAAATGGATGACGGTTCTGTTGTGGAAACCGAAGACACAATGACTCTACTTGATAACTACATAGATGAAATAGATCTTAAAGTTGACAAGAGCAACATCAAATCTGTCATGCGGTCTTTGTACACAGAAGCATTGGAACTGTAATGTTTATCCTTACCGACAAAAAAAGTGGCGGCGTTTATGCAGTTGCCAATAAGAACAACATAAAAACTGTTCATCTTTTTGAAATCGAAGATGATGCACAACGGTATCTCTATCAACTAGAAGCAGACGAATACTCTGAAGACCTTGAAGTTATGCAAGTTGACACTGATATCGTTGCCATCAACTGTGATAAATATGGATATAATTATTGCGTAGTATCCAGTAACGACCTTGTAATTCCTATTGACTAAGAATGATCATTTTTGAGAGTATTCGTTGGAAGAATTTTCTTTCGACAGGTGACCAGTGGACAGAGATTGATCTCTGTGGAACAAGTTCAAATCTAGTTGTGGGATCTAATGGGGCAGGTAAATCCACTCTGTTGGATGCTCTGTGTTTTGTACTGTTTAACAAACCATTTAGAAAAATCAATAAAAATCAATTGATCAATTCGATCAATGAAAAAGATACTAAAGTTGAAGTACGTTTTGCTATCGGTAAAGATGAGTATCGTGTATTCAGATCAATTAAACCCAATTCGTTTGAAGTTTACAGAAACCATAAATTGGTTGACCAAGATGCTGCAGCGAAAGACACCCAAAAATATTTGGAGCAGTCAATCCTCAAACTCAATTTCAAGTCATTCACTCAGGTTGTTATACTTGGATCGTCAACTTTCGTACCCTTCATGCAATTGTCTGCATCTCACAGACGAGAAGTTGTTGAAGATCTACTTGATATCAACATCTTCTCATCAATGAATGGTCTTCTGAAAGATAGAATTCGTACTGCCCAAACTCAGAGTGTTGATTGCAAACATCTTTTAACTTTATATGAAGAGAAAGTTTCTGCTCAGGAAAAACTTTTGCTTCAACTGAAGCAAATAAATGAAAATCGTCAAGAAGAAAAGCAGCAGAAATATGATGGCAATATAATTTTGTTGCAGAATACGCAAGAAAGTAAAAGTAATCTACAAAAAAATATTGATGAAGTCAGTCGTCAGATTGGAGACTATGAGTCTGCTGCTAAAACTCTTTCTACTTTGAGGCAAGGACAATCGGATAAAAAATCTGAATTGAAACTCATTTCAAGAGAACTTAAGTTCTACAAAGAGAATGATGAATGCCCTACATGTCAGCAGGACATTGAAAAAAACTTTAAGTTTGCGATGGTCGGCGCAAAAACTAGTAGAGGTAAAGTCATTGCTGAAGAAATTGTACAGTTCAATACTGATATCGTAGAGGCAACCAAGATCGTATCCGAGATCTCCGAGCAGTCTATGAAATTAAAAGAATTGACGAGCACTCTGTCTGGAGTCGAACGTGATTATGTCAGACTAGAGTTTGAAAATCTTCGTATTCAAGATGAGATTTCTAAATTACAATCAAGCACACCAAATCTAGATGCTGAAGAAGAGAATTTGTTTTCTATTCAGAAAGAATATAATCAAAGTAAAAGTGAATGTGCTGAAGTTAGCATGACACTAGATGAGTATGATGTTGTTGGTAGATTGCTTAGAGATTCTGGAATCAAAAGTCAGATTATCAAAAAATATATTCCTATCTTCAATCAATTAATTAATAAGTATCTCCAGTCAATGGATTTCTTTGTCAACTTTACACTAGACGAAGAGTTCAATGAAGTTATTAAGAGTCGCTTTAGAGATGAATTTTCATACTCATCATTTTCTGAAGGTGAGAAACAGAAAATTGATTTGGCATTATTGTTTACTTGGCGTGAAGTTGCTAGGATGAAGAATAGTGTTTCTACAAATCTTTTGATTCTTGATGAGGTTTTTGATAGTTCATTGGATACGTCAGGTACTAATGAACTTCTTCAAATTCTTCGTAGTCTCGGTGACGATACTAATGTGTTTGTTATATCTCACAAGGGAGATATCCTTGTAGATAAGTTTCTCAAGACAATCAAGTTTGAAAAACTGAATGATTTCTCACGTATGTCTGACGATTCATAAATAAAATTGATTGGGGGGAAAACCTTTTGCTATCTACAAAATACCGACTACGACTGGAGTTTATTTGTAAATGTATTGCCAATGGTGAAGAAGTAAAATTAGATGATATGATCTGGGCAGAGAAGTTAGCAAAGTCTCACACAACTGCTCGTGATTGGTTGCAAAAGGCACGAAGACAATCTTCTCAAGAAATTGAAGAAGGTAGTACCGACGATTTTCTGAATAGGATGGGACTAGGTGATCCCGACCCATCCAATCACAAAACGGGATTTAGTAGTGCCGACGATATTAAGGACTGGTTCCACACTGAAAAACCTGATGACTGGAGACAACGTGACTAAAACTGAATGCAAAGAGAAAATTCTCAAGCACGTCAACACACAATTGAATAAGTTAAACGTAGAACAATTGAATAAACTGACTGCAAAGTATGCAGTCAAGAAACCCAAGACTAAAAAATGAAAAGTGATTATGTATGTATCCCCATGTGGGATCCCATTTTCGAGATGATGCGCTATCATTGGGTACACAACTCAGAAAAGGATCCCGAGCAATTCGTGAAAAATCTTAATCCCGAGCAAGAACGACTATGAGTAGCAAGATGATGTTCGTAGTTGATGCTGGCAACGGCAGATGTATCACTCACGATGGATACATTCAACTCGGTAGTTTCTCTCATAGTGTAGAGAAGCATCTTGAACTATGTCCCG